TAGATTGTGATACAAAATAAGATTGTGATTGTTGAGAGAATACTTGTACAGTTCCTTTGTATTGCAATGTAGATTGACTGCCTGTTGTATCCCACAATACCATTCTATATTGGTCTCCTACTTGACTACCTGATATCTGAGGAAAATTAAATTGTATTAATTGTGAATCAGCAGTTGTAGAATATGATGATGTAGTCAATGTAATAGATGAACTAGCATAGGTTAACATATTTGTCAAACTAATAGCTAGACTGCCAGAACTTATAGGTTCTTTGTATCTAAATGCTGTTTGATTGCTGCCACTAACGAAGTATGATATCATTATCTTGTATTTAGGTTGTCTGTATTATATAACAAACTCGTCTGGTCTATGTTTTACTTATATTATTGCATAAAAAACCCCCACTATAAAAGTGAGGGTTAATATTTTTCGTATATTATTACTACTATACCGCTTGATAAGTTGCAACAGTTATAGAACCGCTAACACCAGCGAATGGGTTAGTTGTTGTACTACCGCTCAAAAATTGTGCGTATACAGGCTCGTTACCTTGTAAGGTAATTGAGTATCCGTACAAATCTTGTAATGCTGCACCAGTAGAGATTTGACCCGCAGTTACATCTGCACCGAATCTTCTACCAACTAACAATGCATCACCTGCATTTGTGTGTACAATGATTCTTGGTCTACCTGCTGATAAAACTTTCAATTCCTTAGTCATCGCATTAGTCAACTTCTTTAAGTTTAATACTGCTTCTTGTGTGAAAGAAGTCGTACCGTTTTCTCTTGAAGTATTAACTGTCTCTGTGTAAGTTGAAGTTCCTTTCAAATCATATTTATACACCGTTGTAGATGCACCCAATGAAGTGATAAGACCATCAGCATCCTCAGAAGCGAATGATGCAGTTTCGTTGTAGTTAATAAAATATACGGCTTGCAAACCACCTACTGAGTCTTTACAAGGTTCTAATCTAGATGTGCTTAAATTACATGCCATGATTTTAATGTTTTAATTTTAATTAATTTTGTTTACTACAATTACGCTTTGTGAATTGCAATGTCTGAACCGATACCGAACTGAACACCTGCGGTCATACGCATTATAACACGAACATTTTGACTTCCGTCTAAATCTGCCATGTCTAATACTTTAACTTCATTCGTGTCAGATAAAAGCCCCGTTCCAAAGAATAAATTGCTCTTTTCAGCTGCAACCATATAATTTGATGTAAGACCGGGTGCAACGAATAATGGGATACCATTGTAATCAAATGGCTTTTGGCCAACTGTAACAAGGTTGTTATAGCCGTTTGCGTAGTTAGCACCTAATGCTTGTTGGTAAGCCTTTGCTACGTTTGTTGGTATGTAGATAACTAAATCTTCTTTACCATAAACTGCGTCAGGAATTGCAGCTACTAATGCTTCTAAGTCAGCGATTACATTTGCAGAAGTGATTGAACCACTTGCAGATGAAGATACTACGCCAGAACCACCAGCAGTCATTAAACCTAATAGACCTGTGAATGTTCCACTACCTGATGCAGATGCTCTCCAGATAGATTGTTCGATTTGTTGAGCTACTGTATTTGCTACGTTAGCCAATAAGAAATCGGTGAAGTTTGCAGGAAGATTATCGTAAACAGAGAATCCCATTTCTGCAGCTTCCCAGTCACTTCTAAAATCTTTCTTACATAATTCGATGTTTACTTGCAATTCTTTTGGTTGCAAGATTGCTTCTGTTAATGTTACAGAGCCAGTTGCTGCGAAATCACAAGTTGCGTCTTGGATGATGTTCGTTGTTGCCATCTTCTTCATTACTTGCTTAAACTTAACGTTAGGAACAATCGTGATTGCTCTTTCTGCTAAAGTTTTACCTGAAAGTAAAGCTGCAGCAATATACTTGCCAGCGAACTCACCTGCGTAGGTAGAGGTAATTGAAGTAGATGTTGCAAAGTTTTGTTTTTGCTTCATTTTCTTTTTTTTTAATTTATGAATTTATTTGGAAAAGTTTTGTAAAACTCTATCCATTGTTGTTTGTTGTTTTGTTGGTTTGAAGTTGTAAGATAAGTTTACTGCATCTTCCTCAACAGGTGCACCATCTAATACAGGTACATCAACTTCATCTTCATCTTCATCGTCAACAGTTACTTCAACTGCTGCCATCTTTTGTGATTTAAACTCATTGATTAAAGCTTCCATTTCCATTACCTTAGCTTCTAAGTCTTTAATCTTTTTGTCTTTCTCATCCATTGGTTCTTCTGGCATTACTTCCATTTCCATTTCTCTTTCGATTTCTACTTGAGATTCTTCAGGTGCTTCAGGTGCTGATTCTTCTACATTTTCTCTTTCAGTAATTTTGCCATCAGCAACAAGTACTCTAATGATTACTTCTTTACCTTCTGAATCTTTCAATGCGATTTCATGTTCACCGGTTGGTGCAGGAGATTTACTTCCATCTTCTGATACTACATCAATTGCTTCACCAACATCAAATGTGTTAGATTCTAAAATAGTACCATCCTTTAATTGTCCATAAGCTAATGCAACTTCTTCCTTAACAGAAAGTAGAGTCATAATCTTATTCAACATAGTTTGTGCGCTCATATTAATTTATTTTTTATTTAACAAAGTTTAGTGTATTCGTTTAATTTGATGTAGGATAAGGAGATTGTGTTTTACCAATACCTTGTGCCCATAATCTACCATCACAGCATTGTCTAGAGTATTTCTTTTTATCTTTACATAGACAACCTCTTCTACTTCCTTTACCAGGAACAGCTAGACCTTGTGTTGGGCCTAAGTAGATACCTTCCATTTGTGCTCTATTTGCCATATCCTATATAACAAACTAAAATTAGTTTTTCCAATTATTTCATTCCACTCATTATTTGCTTATGTAATAACTCTTGTACTAATGCAGTATCTGCTTTATACGCAAGATATAATAAACACTTCTCTAATGGTTGTTCAATGATATCATCAAACTTTAAGATGTCTCCGTTTGCGAGTTCAACAATCGAAGAATACCCTCGCCACTTTTTCCCGTGATTGATTTGAACAGATGTAGAGTTTCCTGCTCCGCCATCAAAGATTTCTGGGTAGATAGTTGTAAGTCTTTTGATGTATTGATAAAAAAAAACAGGCAACCAAAATTTACCTTCATATTAGTTTTAAGAAATACACTATCATCTTCTTTGCCTGTATATGGTTTTATCTCATAATAGTTTTTATCTTTCTTTACTATTGGTCTATAAAGGATTGACATTATCTTTGTCCAATTCTTATCTATTGAAATCGTATCATATTTACTAATATCTAAGTATGCCCCATAACTAATCTCAGCAAGGTTAGGTTCAAATCCATATTCCACATTATCAATTGTAATAAATCTTTCTAATTCAAAATCTGCATTACCTATAAATCCAATTAAGTCTTGCTGAATTATTTTTAGTTTGTCCATAGGTATTTGTGTAATCATATCTGGCTTTATACCACATAAGATATCTAATGCAATCATAAAAGATTTATCATCTTCCTCTGCTTCTACATCATCCTTATACATGTCTATTGTCTTTCTATATTTAAGATAAGTTTCTAATGTAATCTCATCCCAACTTTGTGGAATTTTAACTTTAACTAATTGTTCATTCATATTATAAGTTTATTGTTGTTGGTAAATTATTCTGGCAATGTATCAATGCATGTTCTAATACTTTAACTCTTGATTCTGCTATATCTCTTTGTGTTTCTAATATCATTGCCCATTGTTTAAAGTATTCTACATTGTTTTCTAATCCATCAATGTATTCTTGTAGTTCTTGTCTTTCTGTATTATCTAACGGAGATTGCATACTTGCCGGCATTAATTTGTTTCTGTGTCAATTTCATCATCACTGCGTATCTTAGTGCATCTATGAGATGATTAAACGCATCTATTGGTTTATCTATTGTATTTCCTTCTTTATCAGTTTGCCATTCATAAGAATATAATTCATTGATTAAGTTTGTCGAATCCTTAGTTGCAACCAAATCCCAATTCATCATTTGCTTTATACCAAACGAAATACTATCAGGCCCTTTCTTTACTGCTTTGATATTAAATCCCATTCTATACAACTCTTCGTTTAGTCTGGGTTCTGCACTATCTGCAAATATCTCAATCTTACCGATACCCATTCTATTTAGTTTATCTGCTATATCATTTGTAGTTAATCCTTTCTCATACAACATTTCTTTGATGTATAACTTATCACCTCTCCTATATAATTTTATTACAGCTGTCTCATCATTTACAAAACCATAGTCAATTGAGTAGCATAACAATTCGTTCTCATCTATATCATCTGCATCACATGTATCGAATTGGAATATCTGTTTATCGTTGCCGGCAAACTCTCCTAGTCCATATATCCTATAATACTTTTCACTTCGATTTTGCAGTGCTTCTATTGCTTTAACCTGGTCTTTTGAAAGGTATGGGTTATTCTTATATGTAGTATGAAATAAAGTCACATCATCTTCCGTTCTATTTTTGTATAACCAATGTGTAGGGCCAAAGCTAGGATTGTAAGAATAGATAATCTTTTCGGTAGTTCTTATACCTAATTGGAATGCATCATCCTCTGATAATTCCTGTGCCTCATCTACCCAAAGTATTCCTCTACGACTTCCTCGCACTTTGTCTGATATGTCAACTGAAAAGAATTCAATTGTGCTACCATTGTCAAACTCATATATTCTATCGGTTGCATTCCATCTTTCATCTTGCCATATACCTAATCCTTGCATTATC